GCGCCATCAAGGAACGGTAGATGAAAAGCGCTCGGTTGTACGCATCCCCGTGGCCCGGCCATTGAACCTTCAAGAAAGAGAGCTGCCGCTTGATCCCTATGTGTACGGGTACTGGCTTGGCAAGGGCGTCATCTGGACCAATATCGGCGGTACCTGGAAACAAGGAAAATAAAGGAGGAACCCATGAAAGAACTCATTTTTTGCATCAGCGCGGGGGAAGCGCAGCTGCTATTGGATGCCCTGGTGGAACTGCCCTTCAAACGTTCCGCGGACCTGATCTTCAAAATCCAGAAACAGGCGACGGAGCAAGCGGAATCGGACAAGGGAGGAGAACAGCACGGTGGCTAAGAAACCGACCGCAAAGGCGTGTGCGGATCTGGCGATGGCTGAGCTGGAAGGTGACCTGATTCCTTACATGCTTGGAAAAGAGTCGCTGGACGGCCAAGGCGCGGACTGTCAGGGGCTTGTGGAAGCCGTTGTCCGTGCCCTGGGTGGAACGATCAGCTACAGGGGCAGCAATGATATGTTTCGGAATGCCTGCACCTATGTGGCGACACTGGACCAGGCAAGAAATGAAGGACGTCTGGTGCCTGGCGCTGTCCTGTTTATCGTTCGTCTGGATGGCGGGGAGCCGCCTCAGTACAAGGATGGCAAAGGCAATGCCAGCCATGTGGGCTGGTACACCGGCGGACGCTATGAGGTGGTCCATGCCAGCAGTTCCAAAGGAAAGGTGGCCGCGTCCACCCTGAAAAACGCCTGGACCCATGTTGGCTGGCTGAAGTCTGTGGACTACGGATACGAACAGGTGGAAGGAGCACAAGACATGGAAACCATTGCAATGGGCTCACGGGGAGAGCGCGTTAGAGAGATTCAACTGCTGCTTCAGGGCCTGGGCTATGACATCGGCAGCCGAACCGGTGCGGACGGGATCTTCGGCAAAGCCACCCAGGCAGCTGTGGAACAGTACCAGCACGACAGGGGTCTGCCGGTTACCGGTGTCTGGGACGAAAAAAAACACACAGCTTCAAACGAAAATACAGGAGAGCAAGCAGAAGAACCTACGGCAGTTTCTGTCGCTCAGCGTCTGGGAGAGATTGCCCTGGAGCTTGCACAGATCGCATCCCAGCTGAGCTGACGCAGTACCGGATCACGAAACCACAACCGCGGAGGCGGTATTTTTTATGGAGGAATGGAACATGAAAGTCATTGAATCGATTTGGGCGAAGATCCAGTTTGCCATTACGGTGCTGGGCGGAGCCCTTGGGTACTTCCTGGGAGGACTGGATGGATTGCTGATTGCCCTCATTGTCTTTGTCGTGCTGGACTATATCACCGGGGTGATGGTGGCCATCATCGACAAGACGCTGTCCAGCGAGGTGGGCTTTAAGGGGATCTTTCGAAAGATCCTCATCTTTAGTTTGGTTGGCGTGGCCCACATTGTGGACGCTAACATCATTGGTACGGGTGCCGGACTGAGGACGGCGGTCATCTTCTTCTACCTGAGCAATGAAGGGCTGTCTATCCTGGAGAACACGGTGTACCTGGGGCTGCCTGTACCTGAGAAGCTCAAGACAATCCTGGCGCAGTTGCAGGATAGCAACGAAGAAGCCGAATAACGAACCCTCAATTAACCCCCAGTCTGGATACGTGTCCAGCTGGGAGCTTTTTTTTTCGGAGTTTTCGTCCAAACAGCACGGAATCTTCCAGTGAGCTTTGAGGACAGAAGTTCTCAGACAGGAGGACAGGGCATGACAAATGAGCAAAAAGAAAATGTGCGGAAGATGCGCGGGGCTGGCGCAAGCTACGCAAAGATAGCAGGAGCGCTTGGCTTATCGGAAAACACAGTCCAATCCTTCTGCAGAAGAAACAACCTGACTGACGGATACGTAAAGAACGGGGAACCGACTGGCAAGGGAGCGCCATTCTGCCTTAGCTGCGGCGTTCCAATCAGACAGACCCCCGGCTATCGCGCCAGGAAGTACTGCTCAGACAGATGCCGGATTGCCTGGTGGAACAAACACCCGGCTGAGCCAGGCCGAAAGAGCACGCGCTCATTCGCCTGCCTTGCTTGCGGAAAGCAGTTCGATGCTTACGGCAGACGTGAACGGAAGTACTGCTCACAGTCCTGCAGCGCCAGATCGAAGAGGAGCCGCCCATGAGCAGGGAGCAGGCGGTCATCCGCTATCTTCTGGAAATTGCCGCCTACAGGAAATGGCTTGAAAACGGCTTCATTACGGAGGCTGAACTCCGCGAAATCGAGTCCGAGGCCGCGGACAGGCACAGGTTGCCGCAGAACAGCATTTATCGCTGAAAAGACTTGATAATATCGGCATTCAGAGTGATAGATGTCACTGTGAAAGGAGGGCTTGCCATGGAAGTGACAGTGGTCAAAAAACAGATGACATATACAGCTATGCAGGCTCATAAAAGGGTCGCCGCATACGCAAGGGTCTCGTCAGAGAAGGAAGGGATGCTGCACTCCCTGGCGGCGCAGGTCAGCCACTACAGCGGCTACATCCGCAGCCATCCCGGATGGACTTTTGCAGGCATATACGCGGACGAGGGCATAACGGGAACGAAGAGCAGCCGGCCGGAGTTCGCGCGAATGCTCAATGACTGCAGGGCGGGAAAGATCGACCTCCTGCTGACGAAGTCGATATCCCGCTTCGCCCGCAACACAGTCGACTTGCTGAATTCGGTGCGCGAGCTCAAGGATATCGGCGTGGACGTCTATTTTGAGGAACAAAACATTCACACCATGAGCGGCGACGGCGAGCTTATGCTGACCATCCTGGCATCGTATGCCCAGGAGGAAAGCCTGTCTGTCAGCGAAAACCAAAAATGGCGCATCCGGAAAAACTTCACGGAGGGCAAGCCCTGGAACGGCACCATGCTGGGTTACCGCTGCAAGGACGGGATGCTGACCATAGTGCCGGAGGAAGCCGACATCGTCAAGCTTATTTTTCGGCTCTATCTGGAGGGCCGGGGTTTTGCCGCAATCATGAAAAAGCTGAACAGAGATAAAGTCCTTACGCGCTTTGGTAATGCATGGTGCCGAAATGGGGTAAAACGGGTACTTTGCAATTATGCCTACACTGGCAACCTGCTGCTCCAGCAGACCTTCACTGAAAACCACCTGACCAAGAAGAGGATGGCCAACGCAGGCCAGCTCCCCCAGTACCATGCCGCGGAAACGCACGAAGCGATCATTCCTGCCGCGCAGTTCACCGCGGCACAGGAGGAAATGGCCCGTCGCGCCGCCAGGCATTGTCAGAAAAAGAAGAAACAGGACACCTATCCCTTCACCGGGCTCATCACCTGCGCCATTTGCGGAAAACACTTCAACCGTAAATCCAGGCCGACCGGCCCTGTATGGATCTGCTCTACCTACAACACCCTGGGTAAAGGCGCCTGCGGCTCAAAACAAATCCCGGAGGCCGCCCTGCTGACCGCTGCCCGGGAGGTCCTGGGGGACACGGATGCCCCTGCTAGCCGGCTCACGGGGGTATTGGCCAGGGAAGGCAACGCCCTGGTGTTCATCTTCAAAGACGGCAGGCGAATCGATAAACGATGGAAAGACCGCTCCAGATCGGAAAGCTGGACGGCGGCCATGCGCGAGGGCGTCCGCCAGGCAAATTACGCAAGGAGGGAAACAAATTGACGCTTCTCACGAATGTGACCATGATACCAGCCACCAGGAGCCTGCACACACAGAGCCCTATTGGGCAGAACACAAAGCGCAAGGTGGCCGCCTATGCCCGCGTATCCACTGGCACCGAGGAGCAGTTGACCAGCTATGAAGCCCAGGTAGACTACTACACTGCCTACATTCAAGGAACCCCGGACTGGCTCTTTGCTGGCGTGTACACTGACGAAGGGATTTCTGCCCTCAGCACAAGGAACCGCGACGGTTTCAACAGGATGGTGTCGGATGCGCTGGCTGGAAAGATAGACCTCATCGTCACAAAATCAGTCAGCAGGTTTGCCCGCAACACAGTGGACAGCCTGACAACAGTCCGCAAGCTGAAGCAGCACAAGGTTGAGGTTTTCTTCGAGAAAGAGAACATCTATACCTTTGACGGAAAAGGCGAGTTATTGCTGACCATTCTCTCAAGTTTAGCGCAGGAAGAGTCGAGGTCCATAAGTGATAATGTGAAATGGGGTCAGCGCAAGCGTTTTGCCGACGGAAAAGTGTCTCTTCCGTACAAAAAGTTCCTCGGATATGAGAAGGGCGAGGACGGGCGCCCCGCGATTGTGGAAAGCGAAGC